CACTATCTTTTTCTTTATTATCTTCTACATCATTTATGTCGAAAACCTCAATTTCTGGCTCATCATAATAACTAGTAGTTTTATTAAATTTACGTTGTTTTCTAAGTATTTTTCTTTCTTTTATTTTAGCAAAGATTGCAAATACCCCTACCGCCATTCTCTTAAAAAAATTATTAAATCTTTTTTTAATATCATCTACTTTACTAGGAACAAAAAATGTTAAAAATATTTGCCCAATTAATACTACTATTACTAATGGCACTGCAACTAATAATGCAATAAAAGTTACTACCTTTAAGAAAAAGTGTCCGTTATAAATTTCACCACCAGGCATTTCTACCGACATTGCTTTGTCGATACTTGATTGATTCTGTTTACATGTACTACATCCCATAATTTCTATTTTTTAGTTAAAACTAATATCAACTTAATAAAAAGTAATTATTATTACTAAGCAATTTGCACTTCAATATCCTGAGATGGGAATTTAATTTCAAACATTGAGTTTGGTTGTCCAAATAAAGTATAATCACTAACATTTAAATCAACCATAAAAATTCCATCGTTGGTATTATTAACCGCCAATGCTTGAGTTATTGAGTTTAATGAATATTCTCCACCTACTTTATTAAAAACTTGTAAATCAGTAACGTTAAAAACTCCCGGTACATTATTTATGTCTTCTACCAATTGAGATAAATAAACATTTTCGCCCATATCCCAATTATTAATATCAAAATAATCACTAATTGCCCCTACTACTCCCGCAATAACTTTAGCGGATGGAGTAACCTTATCTTTAAAGATTTTAACGTTAAATCCTAAGTTTATAATTCTTCCGTCTATAACATTTATAAAATCATTTATCATTCTATAATCTGTTAGATACTCTGCAATATTTTGTTTTAGTGTTGATGTTGACGTATTATTTAGTTTTGCATCTTCATCTAACCCCAATACACTAACATTTATCTTATTTCTTTCTTCCCAAACACCTGTTCTAAAAGGAATCCCAAACTCACCAGGCATTAATGCTATACGTGAATAATAATCTTTTAGTGTCACACATCTATTTTGAGAAGAAAAATTATATCTAACTAAGTTTCTTATTTCATTTATACTAGGTTGACTTTTACCACCTAATGCAGGCAAAGGATTATTAGTAGTTAAACTATTAATTGTGTTTTGATTTGTCCAACCATCTGCCCTTGTTTTACCATTAACTAATATGTCAGTTTTACCAACACTAGTTAAAACTCCCGGACCAATGTTACTATCTTCACCACCACCACATCTATATTTAACAAACATAGTAGTGTTGGGTTTAGGTATTGAACCTAATGAAAGATTGTTAACAAAATTACCTATTTGATCTATTTGTCCTCTACAACCAATAAAATCGTTAAGTTGATTTGTATTGACAACACCTGAACCAAATATAATTTTACAAAATCCTTTATCTGTAAATTCTCTTACAAACCTTTGTGGTATATTTTTCCATTTACCACCAACTATTGAATCGTTGTCTGTGGCAACGTTTGGATCTTCCATAAATATTTCTGGTTGTGCTAACGCACTAACTTCATACCAATTGTTTTCAAATAATCCCCATTCTGTATTATTAGGTGCTTCTACAAAATTATTTCCCGGTAATGTTATGATATTTTCTACAGATAAAACATTATTTTCTGGTAAAACAACTTCTAAAAAAGGTTTAGAGTCGTTTGAATTTATAACCTTTTTAAATATTTTTGTGTAACCATTTACCATTAACTCTCTTTTAGTAAGTACATAATGAGTTAAAGTTTCTCCTACGTATTTAGGCTCAATAGTTCTATTTGGGATTCCACCAAAAGAAAAAGGTGACGCAAAATCACAATCTTCTATTAATTCAAATATTTTACCAGATCCCACTGCCTGTGAACCTTTATACAGTTTAGGTGCATATGAGATATCAAAACCATCAGGATCTACCGGTACTTCAACTTTCCAATCTACTATAGTAATACTAGGTCGATTACCAGGTATATTTAACCCAAACGTCCTAGCTAACTCCAATAAAGATGCTCTTTCTTGAGCGTAATTTATTTGAGTTTCATTAAATGCTCTATCGGTATTAAACGATAACATATCACCAACCGCAGCATTAAGTTCTAATAACATCATACCTACAGACGCATCATTAAAATCCGAAAACACATCAGGATAATACTCTCTCACAAAATTTATCAACTCCGTTCTAACTTGATCGAAGTTTCTAGCGTTATAATTTATCTTTTTTTCTGAATTTGCCATTTTATTATAATATTAATTCTATAGTATCAGTAGAAACAAATGTTGAGTCTGTAACTGTATACGTTAATTCTGCAATAATCAATTCCTCTAAATCACTTTTTTTCATTTTAATTGAATTAATTACTAAATTCGGTATATACCTTTTTATTGTTTGATTTAAATTTTCCTTTATTTGATCATGTGTTACGTTGTCATTAGGTTCAAAAATATACTTTTTTAAATCACTACCAAAATCAGGCATATATAGTCTCTCACCTTTATTAGTTAATAACAAATGAAGTAAATCTGACTTAATTGCTGCCTTATCTTCTGCATTAAGTTTGAAGTAAAATCCTTGTTCACTATCTTGAAAAGGGAAATCTATATTTATATATTGTCTTTTTGCCATTTATATATAAATATTGTACAATAAATTTTTTAAAAGAAAAGTCTATATAAAAAAAAAGGTGTCAAAAAGACACCTTAATTAATTATATGTTATTTGGTTTTACGTAATTTCACATGCCCCACCAGCACAAGCTAATTCACCACTTAGATTAGTTTCATCGTTTTCCTCTATTACGTTAGACAAATCTATCTCATTAAGTGTTTTCATCATTCTTTCATAATCTTCTTTAGTACAGTCCTCAAAAGGTGCTTGTACGTATGTACCACCGTTATATGGTAAAACAGATAATCCGTTATAATAATCTCTATTTTCCCACATCCATTCACCTGCTAATTCCCAATCTTCTTCTTTTAAAGAAATAGTTGCGGATACATTATGTGTATTAGAACCACTGTTATGTCCATTTTTAACCCATTCAGTCGCCACTTTTTTAACTCTCTCTAATAAATCAAAAGGAGATTCATTTCTTAAAATTGAACCTTTAGGTGCTTTTTGTGGTATAGAAATAACTGCAGTGTCATGACCTCTAAAATAATCATCTTCAACCAACTCAGGATGATTATCACTTAAATATTTATACATTGACTCATTTTTACCTACTCTTATCCTTCTTATATAATAGTCATTATGCCACGCATGAATACCTGAACTAGTACCTAATGTAAGTGATGTTGTACCTGCAGGTTTAACTGTTGTAGTTCTAGCAGATTTATTAATACCTATTATTTTAGCAACTCTTCTATTTTCTTTTTTAACTAATTTTGCCGCTTCTTCCATATCATACCCCAAAACTCTACCAGATCCAATACCAGTCATTGACACACCTATTAATGCTTCTTTTTCTGTTGTTTCTCTCCAAATATCTCTTAGGTAATGAAAATGTGTATATCCCGCTTGTAATGTACCAATAAACGCAGCCGCCTTAACTCTTTCATTTAAATCCTCTTGCGATTCAATGTTAGAGACATTAACCTCACAAAGGTTACAGAATTGATACGGTCTTAATGCTATTTCACAACATGGATTAGTACCCCAATCTTTGTCGTTATTGAAGTATATACCTGGCTCACCAGAACCACTTAACTCAACTCTTTTCCATAAATCTAAGAAAAATTCTTTAGTAATTTTATGTCTCATTAAACACGCTGAATTATTGGATCTACCTCTTTGAGGGTTAGTTTCCCACCAATTGCCTGATTTACAAGCAATCATTTCTTGATCACCTGCAGAAAATAAAGAAATAAGTGCTGCCCTACGAATACCGCCCGCTAAAACTGCGTCCGCAATATGACATACAATATCATGAACTTCTAATGTAGTTAATTGTTCACCATCTTCTTTTTCACTTAATATACCAGTTATTTTTACAATACATTCTTTTAGTGGTTGAGGACCTGGTGCTTTACCACCAGATGTTACTAATCTAGCACCTTTAGCTCTAATATCCGAAAAATCAAATTCTATTCGCGAACTTTTACCATTAAGGTAAGATTTCATTAACACTTTAATCGCATCTGCCCAACCTTCAATTGAATCACTGATTAAATATCTTTTTGTTCTTTTTAAATACGGTTTGTTAACTGGAGGTAATTTTTCAACATGATGTTTTTGTACAGAGTATCCCACACCTGTTCCACCTAATAAAAGAAACATACACTCACTAAATGAATCTATATGATCGATTGGCATATATGCACAATTATAAATTCTGTTTGGTGATATTTCTATTGGTTTACCCCCAAACTGCATTGACCTCATAGAAGGTAATACTTTTTTATCATAAACAAACTTATATGCTTCATCTATTTTATCCGCAATAAAAGGGTATTTTTTCTGATGCATTTCTTTGTTTCTTGTAACTAATTCTCCCCATGTTTCTCTTCTGTTTAATTCTGGTAGATATTTAGCATATTTCATATAAACTGTAATATCTGACAAAATTTTGTTTGATAACTCCATTTTTTTAACTTTTTTTTATTTATTATTATTATTATTTACCCCCTACAATCCCTCTTTTTTTATTTAACGCTTCTGTAACTAATTGGGATTTTTTTCTTTCTTCTCCTTTTTCAAAGTCTAAGAATGAAACATCTGTTGACATTGTAGTATCTATTTTAAGTGAACCATTATCAAATAAAATATCTTCGAATATTATACCGTCTTTACCAAATCTAGATTTTAATATTGCCAATGTTGCAGTGCCTTCTTCTTTTTGTTCTAAAGTTTTAGCTACTGATAAAATAAAATGCCCTATTTGTCCTTTCTTTATAGAACCACCTATCATATCCGCCTCTACCACATTTGCCCCAATAGAACTACGATTACCTTGAACTGCAGTCCAACCAGCAATGTCTAATTCAGATATCATAGTTTCAAATTGTCTCATAACATTACCTTCACCAGCATATTCGTCCTTAAATTGTTTAGTTGGGACAACACAATCAATATAGTCTACAAATACTATATCAGGTTTAGTACCATTAGATGTTAATTTTCTAAGATACTGTTTGATGTGGTTAATAGTTGTACCATCACTAGCCATTTTTTTAAGTATTAAATTACCTTGTTTTTCTTTAAATTGTGGTAATAATCTTTTAACTTCTTCTCTTTTTTCTGTTAAATTATTCAATGGTATTTCAGTCCAACAAGTGATATGTTTCCTTTGAATTACTTTAGGGTTATCTTCAAAGAATATTTGTACTACATTATAACCTAAATTATACGCAGTGTTAGCCATTTTAGTTACTAAAGTAGTTTTACCAACACCAAAGGGTGCTAAAATAACACCTAACTCACCCTTAGATAAACCACCATCCATCAAATTATCAATACCTATTAAACCGGTAGGTATTGGATCTCTAAAATCATCATCTAAAACATCATCAATAGCGTGAAAAACATCTATTCCGTTATCTTTTTCACCACCAACTGATAATGCTTCTTTTAGTATATCCTCACATTCGTCATACCTATCAAAATCTCCTGAATCTAATATGTTTTGAATTTTAGTAGTCGCTTTCTTTAACTCTTGTTGTTTACAAAACTTAATAGATACTTCTTGTGTATGTAAACAATCTTTATTATCACTGTTTCTTACTTCTTTAACCATTTCAATTGCGGATTCCCTCGCAATATCTCTTTTAATATCTACCCTTATTAGTTCAAATAAAGTTTCATATGTTGGTATAGTTTCGTACTTATCATAATAATCTTTTAAACAAGCAATTAAAAGTCTAAGATATTCATTATCGAAATATTTTGGTTCGATAATATCCATAATTTCTTCAGAAAACTTAGTATCTTCTATTAACTGTTTGACTAATCTTATTTGGAAACTCCACCCTAAATAACCTAAATCACTACTTTTTTCTTTAGCCATATTTTTTTTAAATTTGGTTTATAAATAAATATCTATTAAAGCTCGTAACCACAATATTCATGTGTATATTTTTTCATAGTCAACCCATTTTGTATTGTAGAGATGATTTCAGAAATAATTGACCTAATATCTACATCGTATCTCACTTTTGGGGGGTATACATTTCCACTAAACATCTTCTCTGCAACTACCCTACCTTTTACTTTAATTTGTAGTGTAAAAATATCTTCATTTTCATACATATCTTTTTTACCACTATCTTCATCACTTATAATTTGTGGTTGATATGGATTATAATATCTCCATAAATAAGTTCTACTTTTTAATAAAAATTGTCTTTGTATAATTTCTACTACTTCATCTATAGTATCCTTCATCTCAACAGATCTTAAACTTTTAGGGTTATATCCTTTTATTTGAAAGTTTCTACCAACAATTGGTTTACCATTAATACGTAAAAGAAATTCGTATGGTAAATTTTCATAGTTTTTTTTCATAATAATTAATTTTGCTCTTTTAAAAAATTGTTCTTCTCTTTTTTTATTATTCTTAAAAATGGTTGTAAAAAATTTATATAACCATCTCTACCCCCAGGTATAGCCATTGTTAAACCATCATCTAACATCATTTTAATAACGTTTTTTGTTGTTCTATCTTCCGGATCGATAGTACTATTAAATAAATGGTTTAATTCTTCTTTTGATTTATCGGTTAACAATGGTTTTTTTAAGTCAATTAATTTATCATTAACTTCAAAAATATTCTCTCCTTGTAAACCTACAGTCACTTTATTAATAATGTTATCTAATGTTTTCAATCTATTTTTTCTTTCTTTTTGTATAACTTCAATTTTACTTAAAATATCTGTTAATGTCAAAGATTTTTGTGTTATTTCAGGAAAATGTTTTATTAAAGTTTTTTCACTAACACCTTTAATACCTTTTATGTTATCACTGTTGTCACCCGATAAAATTTTTATTAATTTTACATTACTGTAATGATGATTAAAATAATCAGAAAAATTATTAATAGTTATAATTTTACGTAGATTTATTACATATATACCTACCCTTTCATCTAATAGTTGTAACATATCTCTATCGTTAGTTACAATAACTATTTTTTCGTTTTCTTTTATTTTTTGACAATAATAGGCTATCCCATCATCCGCTTCTATAATAGTATCTTGATATTGTCTAATGAATAACTCTTCACAGTATTGAAATACTCTCTCTTTTTGAATATATAATTCTGGTTCTGAAGGTGGAGTTTCATTATAAAAATCTTTGTCTCTATTGGACTTATAATCTTTATATATGTCATACCTCAACCTACCACTAAATTTTCCGTCCCAAAAAACTAAAACCCTATCATAACGATGTTCATTTAAACATTTTCTTAACATAGTAAGAAACTGAAAAATACCGCCTATATGGTTTTCTTTATAATAAAGATTTTTAGCACCATGATAGGCAGTTTTTAATAATGAATCACCATCAATTAATAGGGTGTTACTATATTTTTTTCTCTTAGTTGGGATTGACACTTACCATATCGATTATAAGTTAAACACTAAATTATTGATCTGCATATTCGACAGGTGCCTCAATATGATCACCCTCTTCAATAGTAAAATCAACTTCTTCCCCTACACTATCAAATACTGTAGACCAATACTCTTTATAATCAGATTTATAATTATCTATAGATTTTTTCTCATCTTCGATAAATCCATGAGTTGTTGCCAGTATTCTACAATCCGCATAACCTAAACCGTTCATATGATTTTTATGTATACCTACTTTTGTTCTAATAGCGAAATTTACTTTTCTACCTTTATTTGTCGCATTCAATTTAGAAACTCCCGCACTTTTTTGATTACCGAATAGGAATACTAATGCACACGATAAATAAATTGACTGTCCTCCTTTAGGTTGAATTCTAGGTTGACTAAATGGATTATCAGGTAGCTCAACCCATGGTTGATTAACGAATACCATAGAGTTTGTATATGGGCTACTCTCTTTTCTAGAAGAAGTAATTCTTTGCGCCATACCCATCCCCCATTTTTCTGATATTACTCTAGCAGTATGTTGATTACCACCTTTACCATCGAAACTCATTTTACATGGAATCGTTCCAATTGAGTCCCATAGAAAAACAATATCGTGTGGTATTTCACCATTCTTTTGTCCATCTAATACTTCTGTAACATAATCAAAAGCCTGTTCTATATATTCAAAACCTAATTTATATAATAAAAAACCATCCCAATACGCTTCGATTTCTCCTGTTTCTTCATCTACTTCTTCAATATACTCAGTCTGTAAACCCATTTGTTTAGCGTGTTCAAAACTAAATTTTTGTTCGGTAATAATAAAGACAGGTAGTATTCCTTTCTTTTGAGCATCTACCGCAGTTTGTATTAATGCGGTAGTCTTGCCCGTATCTGAATGACCCAATAACATATTAATTTGTCCTTGTGCGGGTCCTGGTACACCAGTGGCTTCTTGAAACGCTTTCCCACAATCAAAATACTTTTGTTCTTTGTATTTCTCTTTAGAGGAAAACTTTTTTCTTATACTAGAAAAATCACTGGTTTTTTTCTTAATTGGTTTTTTTGCCATCATAATTTTTTAATTAAAATGGTAAATCATCTCCATCATCCTCTAGTGAAGTAGTCTCTACTTCATCACTATTTGTTGTAATAACATTGTTAGAAGTCGTAATTTTACTTTCTTCTCTCATAAATGTGATTTCTTCTTCTAATGATGCAGTCTCATTTTCTTCTTTTTCTTCTTCAGCAACATATTTACTTTGTTCTGAATCCCAAATAGGAGTCATATTTTTAGCAACTATTTCTAAATACTCTTTTGATTTTTTAGAATAAACATCTTTATATGTTTCTTCGTTATTAAACCATTCATTAGCTTTAGTACTATCTTCAGTTAACATACTAACATCATCACACATAATAGAGGTAACAATACTCCAACCCTTCTCATTACGATTAGTAGTGATAATGATATCTCTACCTTCTCTTGCGTCAGTAATATCACCTTTTAATTTAAATAATGGCATTAACTTATCCATTACACCATCACCTGTGTACTTATGTTTGAATCTCCAAAACTTAACACCGTGATCCTCATTATCTCTATCGATACCTTTTACAACATAGTATTTTCTAGCAGTATATTCACTTGCCATTTGTTTTGCTTTTTTACTACCTTCCATAAGTAGTGCTTCTTTTGCCTCATTTAATGGGCAATATTCACCATCATTTAAATGGTTACAGTAGATTTTTTCATACTTACCGTTAACCAACCTTTCATAAAAATAGGCTTCAGTAAATGGTGAAGTACCGTCTTTACCCGGTAAAATTCTAAATCTTCTTGTGGCGTTTTTAACCCCTTTTTGTAATTTTTCTGTAAAGTACTTTTTTAATCTATCTTCATTAGAAATTTTAGTACTTTTTGTGTTTTGTGTGTTTTTCTCATATTGAGATAAAATTGCATCTAAACTTGACATATTTTTGTTTTTTTTATAATTAATATTTAAATATACTAAGGATTTTTAAAAAAGTCAATAAATAAAAAACCTATAATGAAACAAATTTAGTCATTATAGGTTAATTAGTCAAATAAAATTTAAAATATTTTTTTTAGGAATTTTGATCGTTCTTATCATACCCAAAAGAGTCTTCAATTTCGTTAGCACTATAGCTATCTACATCTCCTTTAGTAATTACAAACTCTTCTTTGTCTTCAGAACCGGTTGCATCATAACCTTCTTTATCACTCCAATAATCTGTAAGTGTTACACTATATGGAAATGAATCCATTGATCTCATTTCTAATCTTTCTACTGGTGTTGGGTTTCTTTCTTCTATTTCTTTTTCTAAGTTTTCTATCTTACCGATTACTTGATCCATTCCAGATACTTGAGATTCTAATTCACCTAACTTACCTAATAGTTCATCCATTTTAGATGTCATACCCTCAATTTCTGTTCTGGTTTGTTCTGCCTTATCTACAATATCAGTTACATCTACTTCAACTGTATCACCACCACCTTCTACCGCAACTTCATCTTCTACTTTCGCGGCATCTTCACCACCAAATGGGTCAGTTTCATCACCACCCTCTTCAGTTTCTTCACCTGCCACATCAGCGAAAGGATCTTCATCCATATTACTTTCTTGTTCTTCACCTGCAGGTTCTTCTTCGTTGGCATCGCTACCACCACCTTCTTCAGTTTCAGGTTCTTGTTCATTTATAGTATCTAATGCGCTTAAAAGTAAATCTTCTTCACCATCTTTAGGCTCTTCTTCCATATAAAATGTATATTCCAACAATTGCATATGTCGTTTTAATTCTTCCTTTAATAAATTTTCTTTACCCATAGTTCCTATATTAATAATTGTCTTCCATCAGTAGTTTTGTAAACTTTATTTACTCTTTCTACAATTTCTTTTCCGTCATTGATTAAACATTCTTCACCAACACATTCTTTCTCATTTTTTTCATTTAAGAATTCATCTAGATTAGTCTCTAAATCTTTTTGTTTTGTATTTTCTTTTTTATTATCCATATCAATGTCTTTATATAATAAATATACCAATATTAAGAAAAATTACGTTTTATATCCATTATTGTTAATTCATTATTTTTAACAATTAACATTTTATCTTGATAGTTATCCCAATCAATTTGGTATTCTTTGTAATTAATATTTCCTCTATCTTCACCAACCTCCTTATCAATTAACTTATTTAATGCATTAATTGTATAAAAACATTCACCTTTTTTATGTACAATAATCGTTGTTGGGAAAAATGTTTTAGTATTTATTTTTTTACCATCTCTTAGATATACCCTAAACGTTAATATCTTTTTATCTTTCTCTTCAGGTGAAGTATATATAAATATTTTTTCGGGAGATAAATTAAATCTTTTATTTAAATATTTTACAAAACTTTCTACCTTATCCTCAATCACAAATGACGCTAATGTCATTATCTTTACACTGTTTTTCATTTTTATATATGTAAGGTATCATTTTGTCGCCATTATTAATTTTTACTACGATTTCCTTACATTTATTAAATATTTCATTTTCAGATAAAGTTACCTCTTCTATTGGGTTTATTATAGAAATAATTTTTTCTTTTTTTACACCAATATATTCCACAATATTTAAATCTACACCAAATATTAAATTATCCCCATATATATACAACATATTGTTGTTGGTTAAATAAGAAATAGGTGTATTTAGTGATTTTATTTTTTTAATAATTTTTTTAATTTTGGATTTTTTATCGTGTATTACATCCACATAGATATATGGAATATCATTACCTATTCTATTGTAACAATAGTCTACAAATTCTTTAATGTCATTCTCATATTCTACTTTTTTTTCTTTTTGATTGAATGTCCAAAAGATGTCTTTCTCAATTTTTTTATGTAGTATAGATACTTTATCCCCATAAATCTCTTTAGTAGTACTCCACCCTATAATTAATATAGGTAGGTCGTTTTTAACTTCGTTAATACTATTAAAAGTATTGAAATTTTCTTCTTCTACTTTGTCTTTGGATATAATATTTCCTACTATCATCTTACAAAGATAAGAATATTTTTTCAAAAAGAAAAATTAGTTACATTTTTTTATTTCTTTGGAAGGATAAATATTTGTATATGAAAGTAAATTTGTTTGTCTTAATACCTTTTTAAATGATTTATATTTTTTATTGGTGTCGGATATCGGTCTATTCATAATCATATTAATAATATGTGAATAATCCACACCACTACCACCTTGTTTAGAATAGAAGTTAGGACTGTAACACTCATAATCCTCTGTAACAAACTTATTTTCGACTTTACTATATGATTTATACCCATATATGTATTCTCCTTCTGAAATAAACGATGATAATGCAAACATAAAACAAATTTTTGGCCCTGTGGTTTCATTTGTTATATAATTTGGGTTTTTATCTATATATTCTCTTGTTATTTGAGTATCTATATTTTTACTTATAAAATCAATTATTGATGGTTTCTGATCGTCTAAGTTAGCGAGATCAGTTACTGGTAAATAACCTCTTCTTCTAAATAAATAATCCTGAACATATAACGCTTCTTTAAATACTTCACTATTTTTACCAATTAAAGCATTTTTCAGAAATTCTTGATCCTCATTTATTTCATCATTACCTTTAAGTCTATTTTCTACTATGGGTAATTGTAATATTTGATTATCAAAGTATTCTTGTGGTTTACCATCTATATAATTTTGTATGTTGGTAGTTATTAAATTATTTATGTCAGGTGTAGAAATTGATTGTGTAGTATAAATAGTAAAATATAGACTTGCGCCAACCTTATATAATTCTTCAAATACCTTCTTTAATTCTGGATTTGTGGCAACTTTAGGTATATCATTACCATCTTTATCTTTCAATGTTTGTGTAATTGTCCAATCTTTAACATTATTATTATATGCCGATGATGACATTCTAGTCATATTATTAGAATAAAATAACATAGACGACAAAAACATTGTTACTTGACTATTTGTTACAGTATCACCTAATACTGTTTTAATACCACTTTCAAATATGGTTTTACCCTTTTCTTTACCTGAAGTGTCTAATGGTTCTTCTAACAACTTAGTAACTACATTTTGTGGTACACCTAACTGAATTAAGTTTTCTCCATCGTTAGTTAAAAACGCCTCAAAGTTAAAAGGTTCATTCGCTAATTCTTCAATTAAACCTATTTCGTTAATTCTTAAATCTTCTTGTGTTAAATTATCTAAAGGTAATATTTCATCCTCCACCTCTTCAAAATTCATATTTAAGAATGTAGTATATTTGTCCACTATAGGTATTACATTACTACTTTGTCTTAACCCCTCAAAATTAGTAGTCATATCATTACCATTTATAGTATGTGTCACATTAGTTATTAAATAAGTTCCATTAAAAAATGGTACGTTATCTAACTGAAAATACATTAGTGGTTGAATTGGCATACAACCTAACGCTTCTACACCACATTTATATGATCTAGTTCTATAAACTTTTAAAAGATTAGGTCCAGAAAAAACTTTAGAATTACCACCTCTTTTATCTATTAATTGGGATAACGTACTAAAATATTCACCGGTTTCCCTATATTCATTTTGATTTAAACTAACATCTTTAAATATACTTTGGTTTTCCGCACCAAATGCAACTCTAAATGCAACCATTGTATTTTTATCTCCGTCCACCGCCTGAGATACTGAACTAGTATCTGACATAATATCAAAACCATCATTCGGATACGCATATGTTCTAACCATTTCATCTATAGCCAATGATTTAGATTGTCCACCAGCGTAAATACAAACATAAATCGGACCACTACTACTCCACTCATCTAAATTAGTCATCGGTTGGAACATCTCTTTGACATCCTCTTCTTTTTTAAAGTTTACATAGTTTGGTAATATTTGAAATAGGAATTGGTTGTCTCTTAGTATTTTAGAAATTAATAGGTATATGTTAGTATCCATATCATTACTGATACTAGTTAAACTTTTTAAGTTTATAACCGCCTTATCACCAATATCATTCCAAGTTCTATCGATAAATCTAAAATAATCTATTAAGTTACCACCAGAACTACCACAAGCGTTATAACATAAATCTTCTCCAGTACTACCCGCAACCCATTTATCATAAATTCCTTTTAAGTAATTATATAAAGACAATTTTATTTTATTATCTTTAACTATATCTTTTGATTTATCTTCTTCCGTTTCTGGATCTTCTGTTTTTTCTTGATTAAATTTATTTTTAAAGTTAGTAATAAATTCTGTGAATACGGAAGTTTTTATTCTCATAAAGTTTTTATTTTTACCGTAATCCTCATCAAAAAGTTTAGGTACTAATATTGCCAAATAAGTAGTTTCATTTAAAATAGTTCTTACTTTACTTGATGTATTTTTAATATCTTTATCATTAGATGCATCTGTATATTTTTCTATCTGAATAATATCACTATTGTAACCTCCCGAACCTTCTACCCAATCTATAAAATATTGAATTAATTGTTGTTTAGTATGTGTAGGTAAGTTTAGAATATTTCCTAAATTCCAATTCATACCCCAATCATCTTCTTTGGTTAATAAATCTACATATGTAGTTTTAAAAGATTCATTTTTTTTCTTAAGTTTATTATATCCAGCCCAATTAATAATATCTGTTGGTTTACTGCTCCTATATAAAGAACCTCCAATCCACAATAAATACCTTTTTGGTAATTTTAAAATGGTAGAAGTGCTATCAATAATATTATTACCTATAACGGTATTCCAATCACTAAATGGTAACGTACTTAAGTATAATAACGCATTACTATATGTGTCTGGTTGTTGAGCCCACAAACTACTATTAGTTAAAACTTTAGCACCATCATTAGAATTAAATTTATTTATATAAAGTCTGTTTTTAATTTCTTCTTCAGTAACCGGTAAACTTTCTTCAGTTCGTTTTTTTATGTTTACACCACCATCTATATTTGATATATCAACTATATCAAATGAGTCTTTTAATTTAGAAAAGTCAGCATCTCCACCTATAATTTTATTTTCTATCCCTTTACCCCAAGATTTATAACATATATTAGTTATAGTTTGATAATTTGTGGGAGAGTGGAATATATAAGGTGATTTCTGATTTTCTTTAGGTTTAGTATTAATTTTTTTAAATGATTCTTTTTTCTTTAAACTTTCTTCTAAAGTTACTTTTTCATTAATCATCTTGTTAGTGTCATCACCGATCACTAAATAATTTATATTATCATTACTTCTTAAACCACTTATATTGGTTTCACTTACCCTATATCTATTTTGCCCACCATCTTCATTTAATACTAACTCATCTCCGTCTTTAATTACTACACCTTGTTCCAATAAACTATCTACTACGTTGTCTATATCTGTTTGAGACTGAGCGGTAGCTTGTAGATATTTTAAAAACGTTTTTTTAGAACCTTCAAATAAAAACAATAATTTTTCTACATTGTGTGCCTCTAATTCCGCAAAAAAGTTTAGATAATTAGGATCTTTTTCAGGATAGTTACTATATCTTAAAATAGTTAGTGCACGTAATACTAATATTTCATTTAATTTTTTATTAAAGTCTTCTTTATTGTTTACACTTAATAATTTATAATAAGGATTATCTGTTACATCAATTGGGTTAATAGGATACCAATCATTAGTATCTGCACCCGAATTTTGTGTTTTAGTTGCAATTCTTTTTGCCTTATTTATTGATGTCTTACCTTCTAAATATTTTGTTAAAAATTCACTAACAAACGTCACTTCAGGAAAAAATGTTTCCTCAGTAGATTTTAATTCTTCACCTATATAAAATTCTTGTGGATCTGTATTATCATTTTCTTGTTTAAAAACAGTCGCCCATGGATATGGTGTATCTACCTTTCCATTTTCACCTGTTGGTAAATCATTTAATGAAAATTTCCTATTAAATAACTTATTACGTTGTTTTTTTAAACTTTCACTTTGTGAGTCTACGGAAACTTCATATAATGTCTTTATCATTGCCTGTGTATTATTACAAATAACTGAAAAGACATATTTTAATGTGGGGTTAAATTTTAATTCTTCCGTTAGAGACTTATTTAATCTTTTTTCAATTTCCTTTTTTTCTTTATCTCTTACCGTTTGAATATAATTAATTATGTTTTGAGTTAATTGTCTCATATCTGCAAAATTATAAACAAACATAGGGTTTTGTAAACTACCTAAACCTCTAGTAATTGCTATTTTCTTTTCTTCGGTTATTAAATCATCGGGTTTAAATGATGAGTTAATACCATATGTAAGTAACTTATATAGTGGAGTATTTTCAGTAACCATATTATTTAAAATAATTTCTAAACTCTCTGAATTACCATTTAGTTTAAAACTAATATCTACATTTCCATCACTTATTGTTTTACTTTCTGTCCCTACTCCATCTTTTCTCCACGGATATCCACTTTTATTACTAGCGGGGTCGACTCTAAAATCCCTAAAAGGATTATCTCCTTGATTAATTTTGATATTATCAATATCTAAACTTAAATCTTTTAAAAAAGGAGTACTTTCCGTTAAATATTCTTCATAACTACTAATTAACCTATTAAGTTGTTGTGTATATTGATTAAAATATAAACTCTCAGAAGCATTTTTTTTCATTATAATTATATCTCTTACTGATATATAATCTCTATCTAATTGTAAATCATCCTCTTTAATTCCTTCCGTTTGGATTGTATCAGAATCATTAGATTTCTTCATAAACTCTTCACTATTGTTGGTTGTATCATCTTCTTTAGGCATTGGGCTACCTATTAATGTAAGAATATTTTCCATTTTTTTCTGTAAAGTAGTCAGTTTTATGAATGCATCATATGACGTATCTTCATCTTTTAAGTTTTGAAAAGTAACGGGTAGTTTACTCATTTGTATTAAAAAATCATCCAATGGGGGTGTATCTAACGTTATTGTTTCCCCTTGTTCGTTTTTTTGTTCAATCTTAAGTTTATTAAGTTCTTTCAAACCTCTTTTTGTATTAACTGTACCAATAATATTACCTAAATTCATATCCGCTAAAAATGCCTGTTGAAATCCAACGAAATTAGCTTGTATATTAAAGTTTCCTTTGGCAGAATCAAAACTAGAATCCCATTTTAATAAATGTAAACAATAAGTAACTGGTGGACCGTAATAACCTTTAATTGTTAATTGAAAGACAGGATAAGGTAATGTAAAAAATACACCATATCTTAATCTACTATCCGCAATATCTTGGTCTTCAGGTAAAACATCAAAAAGACTAGCACCCCTTAAATCCGTAAATGAAATATTTACTTTAGGAACTAAACTAGCACCATATTCTACATTAATAGAGTTGATACCGAACCCTTCTAACATACCTTCTGAATCTTGTTGTGCAGAAGTACCACCCATATCGGTGTAGTTTGTTGTTGCATAAGACTTATATGTAGTTCTTTTAGTATTATTACTATCCTCACTTACATCATATATTTCTTCTGTTGATTGTGTAGCAATAAAACTTATTTCACCGGTATCTGAATTTGCACTATCACCCACACCTCTATGTGTAGACTGAGCAAAAAGAGAAATATATAAAAATAAATCTTCTTCAGGAATTTTATCTCTACCAGGTGGGTTAGGATCAACTAAAAATATTTTGTTTTTAGTGGCTACATTTACATTAGAATTTGGATCTTGCATAAAACTTTATTTTAAATACCATATAATTCATCATAATTTTTAACTGCTTGAATATATTGTTGTATAGTATCTGTTAACGGAAATGGTATCCTTATTATTTCTCCATTTGGTATATTTTCTTCTACCCCACCATATCTAGGATTACATAGTAAAATTAACCATCCATAGTACGGTGAGTTATAATATTGTTGACTAAATTTATCTAACCTATCTCTATCACTATTATAAACTACTGTTTTATCGGTTGATTTTGGATCAATGGTTAAAAATGGAAGTGGTTTTGTTACCTCATTAATTACGAATCTTGTATATCTATTATAATAATTTCTTGACATAATTTATTTATATTTTACTAATTGTTCCACTTACTTTTTTATTTTTTATTTCACATTCAACTTTAAATTCTACTGTTTTTTTACTAGATGATTTAGCTTCGCTATAATATCCTGTCACTCTTAGTAATAGTAAAGATTTACTTTTAAGTTTATTTAGTTTTTTAGTTTGTTTTTCCAATAATTTTTGTTTTGCCCTTAAATTAGTAAGTAGAGTAGGGTTGGTTTGTCCGGATTGTATTTGAGTTTTTAAATTAACTATTTCAGTATTAAGTGATGTAATTCCTGATACTAAAACTGGTATGTCTTCTGTTGCAGATTCAATTTCTGATTTTATACCTGCCTTATTAAATACCCCATTTAAATCCCCTAGGTCTTCTGTTAATTTTACTGTTGAGTCATCTTTTTCGATTTTATTTGTTGGGTCTTTATCAACAACACCAATATTTTTTAATGTCTTATATATAGTATCACCAGAGAATTTATAATCTACTTCCATCACAAGTAAATTTTGTTTTAATTCATAACCTTTATTAGCACCATCTAACGCAATAACATCACTAGATTTTAGTGGTTCACTTACTGTTGACCCAGTAGTGGCAGCATCAACTGCAGTTAAAGATTTAACTAAAATATCTGTAGCAGAATTATCTATCACAATATTATAATAAGGTTCAAATGATGATGTAGGTGTTCCTCCTCCACCTTTTGCCGCTTCTTCTTGTTCTGGAAATCCTTCAGTTTTTAATGATTCTGTTAACCTATCTAAATCTACACCTTCTTTTGCCTTTTCTTCCCCTAATTTTATTCCTGGAACTATTTTACCACCATCTGCAGTTAATTCTAAACTATCGGAACGAACATCATACATTTCGGTATTCGCATAATAGTTAAATGATAATGCATTTTGTAATCTATCAATAGGTCCTTGCAATGATTGCCCACCTAATATATTAATCGACATAGTAATATTTGCCATCATAGGTTGTACTCCTATACCTGATGGGTTCAAATCCCATTGTATTCCACTTCCTCCCTCATAAGTTATATTTAATGATGTTATACAAACTTTAGTGTGTATAAAATCACCAATTCTTAAAATACATATTGGGGGTCTACCGAAATTTAAATTTTGTGGTTTGAATTTAGTATCTTTTGTAGATATACTCGGCCCTTGTCTTAAACATTGATTTAAGAATGTTAATCTAGTATTTAAACCTTCTGGTGTAGTACTATGAAATCCAGGATGAAAATATTTAATTTTTTCCGAAATAGTTGCAAAATAGTTAGGATAAAATTCATCTATATAATCAAAATAAGTAGTTTCATCAATAATTAGATTATCAACTATTTGTGCAAATTCAGGATAATAAACCAAATCACCTAACCCTTCATTTTTTACTTCTGGTGTTTTTTCAGTATCTTGTGAATTAACTTGATCATATTCTATTGATACCTCAACTCTTTGGTTGGATATACTTATCTGATTAGTTGATAATGTACTGCCTTTTGCGATGATTTTCTTCTTAACTTTTCTTTTTAATTTAGAATCTAAATTATTTTTTATTTCTTTAAAAACTAATTCTGCTCTTTTTTTACTTAATCTTTTTGCTTCACCATCAGATAGTGTATCACCAATTACACTACCTCCAGTTGTTCCAGAAATTGCAGATTGTTCTTTTTTACCAGCAAAACCAACACACGTAATTAAAATATCTCCCGCTTCTAAATCAATATTTTCAAATAATGTTAATACTTCATTAGTTAAATTATTTGTTACTGTTGAGGTGTTAACATTAACAGTAAATATTTTTTTACCAGACCCATCGTCATCACATGGTTGTTTTGTTAAACCATTCGCTTTACCACCTTCAAAACAAACAACAAAATCTTCTTTAATTCTATCTGTATTATTTACTGTTTCTGATTCTTGTTTTGATAATTTTTTTTCAATTTCTTTTTTAGTGTTGGTATCAATATTTGTATCCCTATCTAATAAATTTAAAAATTCTTGTGGTGAATCACATCCCGCAATAAATCTCTCAATTGCATTTGTTCTTTTACCTCTATACCCATTAACTACTCTAGGATGATCAACTACTACCTTAAATCTTAATTGTCCTGTCCTACTTGCATTATTATATGTATATAATGGTTCTCCCCTTCCTATAAATTGGTTATCATTCCATTGTGCACCTGAATTTTCATCAAATGCTAAGTCATAAGGTGGAAACCACATTATTCTTCCTTTATTTCCTGTTAACATATCACCAGGTCCAATTTCACATAAAGGTAAATCTGGTAAATTATCCGTCCAAGCTAAATTTTCAATAGACAACATAAATTTCTTAAATGTTGTAGTACCATCTTCTTTTAGTGGGTGATATTTTGGTATTCCATTATCTTGTAATACACTAAATGCTGACTTTTCTTTAGTTGCGGAAAATCCTACCGCTCCACCGGGAGTTTCATCAGTAAATAAACCACTCTTTCTAATTGCATTTGCATAAGAATAATTATTAACTACTGTCCATACCCTACAATAATTACCATCAAAATCGGCATCTATTAACCCCGACTTACTAATTGCATTACCTCTACTAATTAATCTACCTTTTTGTTTATCTTTAAAAAATCTATCAGTCTGATCGATAAATGCATTTTCAGATTGTTCAGTTACTAAATTTTGAGTTTTAAATAGTAGTGTTTTTTCGTTGAAGTTGTTAGGTGTTTCCTTTTCCCATTTATATGTTTCATCAACAGTTGTTTCTTTTTGTCCTTCCGATTGACTTCCATCTGCATCATTAAAATCAGATGAAGGAAATGGTGATGCAATAATTGCACCCCTATTAGTACTTGCAGGACTACCAATATAATATCTACTATTAGTACCTTCATCAGAAGTTCCAACTAACCTACTATCAGTATACTTAGGTCTAAATAAATTATTCTCAAAAGAAGATAATAAATACTGAATTTGTTCATTACTAGTTCTAGTTAAGAAATTATCCATTCTTTGTTCTGTTGATAAAGAAGGATTCGCAGCACCTAAATCCATATTTAATCTATTCGCTAAATCAATATTTTGATTATTCTTTGGTGAATTATTATATTCTTGCCACCCTATAGCATCATCTGAAATACCAGTTTGTTCATTACTGAATACACCCTTTAATTTATTTATATAATTTGGTATAACTATGTCTTCATTAACGGGTGGTGTAATACTACCTGTTTTTGTTAATGGTTGTAATTCCTCTTCTATTTGAGCAATTTTGTATTGTATTGTACTTGTTAAGTATTTTGCCCCAGTTAATCCCAATAATGATTCATCGTTTAAATCATATGCATTTGCCATTTCAATTACATTATATGGAAATTGAACTCCTACATTTTTTCCTCTACTTAATAGGTTAAATTTTTCAGGTAAAGAACCATTTGGGTATTCACTTCTATCTACATCTTCATTACCTCTACCAATTAAATTTAATGATGCACTTATTGCATCAATATAAGGTGTATAAATAACTTCGTAGTTTGGGTATCCATTTAAAGGTTTAAATCTATTTAATAGTAAATCATTCTCTCTTTCAGTCTGACTACTCTCTTCTAATAATCTACCCTCAATCTTATTAGTATTATAATTGGTTTTTATATTCTCACCAGTTTCATCATCAATATTGACTATAGTACCTGCACCATATGCCATATTGGCAAATTGACTTTCTTTAATTCCATCAGAAATTGGTGGTGGTAAATTCCTCGCTAATAACGAGTTTCTAAATTCTTGTGTACTATATACTCCTAATTTATCTAGGTCTAATATTCCTGGCATTATTTATCTTTATATATAAATATTTAGACCAGTATTTTTTTATTAAATAATTTACAAGAACTATATTATATAATATATTATTAGTATATTTATTCTTGTTTTAATTATTTATAGTTATTTTATTATTTATTTAAATATCTTGGACCTCCAGGTTAAGAAATATTAATTTAAAAGTAAAGGTCAAAATGAATTTTTTTTTAATTAAGTTGCATTTGTTGGGAATCCATCTTTTTCTTTCCCTCCCTTAACAAATATTTGATCACCTATTTTTTCTAATATTTTCGCTTTCAATATTGGCATTAATGATTTCCCTAAATCATTTGCATTTAAACCATTTGCACCGTTTAAGTTAACATTTATATTGAAGTCAGGTATTCTAATTTCACCACCAACATTAGAACTATTTCCCCCTAATGAGTCATTTAACATTTTATCTATAGGACCACCTTTTTTAGCACCTACTAATGTATCTGCACTAGTAAAAGCTTCTGTAGGTTGACCTGGTCGTGAAATAAAATCCTGATTAACAATATTATTTCCGTCTCCTTCAACATTACCAATAACTTTACCACCACCCTTAAATTTTTGAATTGCGTCAGTCATTTTATCAATAGCATCAGTTGCATCTTTTATTTTATTTTCCATACCTCCAGTATCACTAGTGTCCCCACCCTCAATTAATTTAGTTGTTAAGTCGTATATCGCATCAACTTGTTTACTAATCATACCACCTAAACTTGTTTGTTTAGAGGGGTCTAATAATTCCTTTAAAAGTGCATTACCACCTTCACCTTTTTTAGCCTTCTCTACTATCGTACCAAATGCACCTATTAAATCTTTATTACCCTCACTCATAGTAGTGACAGTTTGATTTAAAATATTTTCACCTACCTCATAAAAATCTGTCTTTATTGCAATTCCTGCCTTAAACTCATCAATCATATTTTGAAGTAAGTCATTAGTAGTAAAAGAATTATCAACTAATGCTTTTTGTCCTTCTTCTCCAGTCTTTTCTCTTTCTAAAAGACCATCTTTCATCGCCTGTTTTATTTCAGTAGCATTATCATTTATGTCAAATGTTTTTTCGCCAATAGTAACCTCAAATTTTCCAGTGTCTTTATTAAACTTAGCCATTTGAGCAATTGCAGATTGTTCGTCCTCACTAAACATAGTACTATCACCCATTGCATCTCTTACATCTTTTAATTTAGATGATTGGAAAGCCATATCAATAATTTGATCTTTGTTCTGACCTAGTTTTTCAGACATAAAAGTTAACTGTTGTAATGCTTCTGGTGGTAATTCATATTCACCAGTTTTTTCATTAAACTGAACCATATTTTCAGTCATAGATTGAACCTTTTTAGCTAACTCTTCTGGTTTATTTCTAGCCAAATACATTACCTCAAAAGGATCACCGAATGCTGCAGCAATATCACCCCCCATAAGTTGTAGTTCCGCTGCCGCTTCAATAGCTTGTTCTGGATTATAAAATTTTTCTGCCATTCCCAACATCTGACTAATATCCATTCTCATGTCTACCGCTAATTTTGCCATTTCAGTCATTGCCTTAGTTCCACCAGCAAAAGACATTCTTTGCATAGATGCAAAATTATTACTTAATACCTCAACTACTTTTTGTGAGTTTAAACCCATTTTACTAGCATCTTCAAAAGTATCTGTAAATGTTTTACCCATAGTTTTAACACTAATCCCCATTAAGTCAAATCTATCTACCATTTCACCTGTAGCGTCTTCACCTAATTTAAAAGATTTTGACATTAATGCCATTGTTTCTAAGTCACTACTATTAAACATTTTTATACGACCACTATCTTCTGCGATTTTTGTAATTATTTCACCTAAATCAGATGCATCCAATCCCAATCTTTCAACAAGTGGCATCGCCTTTTTAAAACTTTCTGCCATCGCATTACCACCTTTAGCGGTAAGTCCCAGTTCAAAAGAAACCTTTTTATATTCTTTTGCTATTTTTTCCGCAACCTCATATTGTGCAGAAGTATCCAAAGTAAATTGTTGCATAGCAAATGCCGCATTTTTCAGCATTCTACCATATAAAACAAAAACATTGTTACTACCTTCTATTTTATCTTTGATTTCAGACCAAGTTGAGGATTGTTTTTTTAAGTCAACTGTGGTATCGTTGATACTTTTTCGCATTCTCTCATTAGCGGCGACCTGCTCCTCCGCAAATTTTTTCCGCTCTTCAGGACTCATTTTATCCCAATCCTTTATTGACATATAAAAATAATTTTAAAAAAATATTATTTAAGTTCCCTTATCTCAAAAGAAACAGATTTTTTATCTCCAACGTATCTACCTTTATCGTAAGTTAGTTGTGTAAAATTCTCTTGTGGTGAGTTATCTAAATCTTTTACATATAATAAAACACTAGTTCCTGAAGGTAGTTGTGGACTAGTTAAATGAAATATCAACCCTAATCTACTTTCTTTAATTGTTAATATATCAAAATTCATTCTATCAGATAAGTTAGTCTCTATTTTTTTACCCTTCCCTGGTGTTACAGAAATTGTATTAGGGTGACCGATAAACCTAACTTTAATATGTGAATATGGTAATTTCTTAGTTGGTAATGCAACTAAACCGTCATCACTTACATCTATATCGTCTTTTTGACTATCTAATTTTTGATTAAATTCGGCTTCATCATCTTTTAATTTTTTCATTGCTCTTTCATAAGCACTAGAAACCGCATTGGGATCATCAGTCATTTCAGCATCTTTTGCTAGTGATTTTTGTATTTCAGCCGATAAATCAAAATTTTCTATTTCTTTAGAAATATTATCTATAAAACCGCCTCTTTTTTTATTACTATGCTTTATACCTTGTTTCATTAACCATACCAAAGGATGATCATATTCCTTTAAAAGATATTTAAACTCATCTGATGGTTCTATATGATTTTCTAATAAATAATTTATTTCTTCGTTTAAATCCTTTATTAATCTATTATTTTTTTCAATATTCATAACTATATTTTATATATAAATATAATATAAAAATAAATTATTCTTCTTTAGGTGTTAATTGTTGTAAAAATATTCTTCTACTATAGGTTGGCATAATTAAAATATCAGAATAACTGAAATTACCACCTTTAACTAAAATAAATATTTCTTGATGTAAAGAACTTAAATAATTAGAGTTCAGGCCAGAAAAAAGATGACGATATTCTAAGAAAGCAACTTACGGATTCTCCCCCCTGAATCCGCGCTTCTGTTTCAAAATCAATACCTGGCTCAATACTTGTAACATATTTATTGAAATTTCTTACATCTAAAATTTTTAATCTTTTTATTATATTGGAAAGTTTAATCTTATCGGTTTCCCCATCAATGGATTGAATTGTTTGTTCTAACCTCAGAATAGGTGTAAAATTTTCTTCACTATTAAACCTATCTTGCATTTGTTTATTTTTAGTTTCTATAATTTCTTCATCTTTAGCGTTTAATAATTTAAATTTTATATTTTTTCCCGATTCCGGTAAAATAAAATCAAATAAACCACTATTATCAGGTTTAACTTTTAATTGTTTACTTTTTAATTTAGATAAGTCTACTTCACCCTCAATTAAATTTTTAGTTTTAGGGTCAATAACCAACTGAACATACTTTTCACCAAAACCAGTAACTCTTAAATATATTAATAAAGCTAATCTATCACCCACTAATAGTTCGGAATGATCAAATCCCAAATCTTTAATTTTTCTTTCTAATAATATATCTAACATACTACTTGAATTACTTGAAATATTTGGGGAACTTAAAATATTCTCATCTAAAGCAGTTAAATACTCAAGTTTAACTTTTGACTTTTTATTTGGATATAATAATCCTTGTGAAGGTAATTCCACAATATCGTATGGTGTTTGAAACTCTTCAGGTACAAAGTTAGCATCCATTATATTT